GTGTTTTGGTCAAGACGGGAGGCAATTTTATTCTACCTTCTTCTTCTAATCTTTCCAATACAGAAATGTTACAACCCGCATACATAGCTATCCTTTTTCTATTTGTATCGGGGTTTTCTTTCATAAATTTCTTTGCTCTTGCTAAAAATTCTTCTTCTTGTGTTCTACTGTAATGAGTTCTAGGCATTTGTTTCCTTTCTAAAAAAGTGGTTCACCATACTTAGCAGTAAACTCGTCTGCTTCTTGTTGCCAAGTTTTCTTAGGTTCTCGTGGTTGTTTAATCTTTTTAATAGTACATTCAGGTTTATCTTTGACAAACCACTCTGCGTCTACTTTTGAATGAAATCTTCTTAGTGGTGCGTGTTCTTCATCATAAATTATATATGTCATTATGCGTCCTCTCTAAGCAATGTTCTCATTTATGTAACTGGTATCAACTAATCTTCACAATTGCCGCCGATACAATACTTTCCGTTAATAATTTCATTAGCGAGGTCTTCACTAATGAGCTTACGTTCTGCCTCATCAATCTGATGTTCAATATTTTTAACTTCGTCTGACTGCAACAAAATATTAATCTCATCAATGATACCCTCGGCTTCCTCTACGTGAGTATCCCCTAGGCTATGTTGATTAAGTAATCGAACATGGTCTTGTAATAAACTCCTAACTCGTCTAAACAAATCTTGGCTCATAACTTTTCTCTCACTTTCGTTCTTAACTTTTGTAAATAAAAATCAGCTTTGTCTAAATCTTCAATACCATTCTTCAATGCAAACCTCCAAACATATTTAATAACATTAGCGACACACACTGCCATGATACCTACTAGATTTGTTGTTGCTGATTCAATAGCGTCGATACACTCGACCTTGCCTTGAGTGTAATGTGATGGGTGATTTACTTTATCGTCCTGACCTGATGTCAGGGTTGGTTTTTGTTTCATTTTTTAATTGTTTAGTTTGGTTGATAACTTTACTTTGATTATCTACTAAAAAAGGTATATCGGCTTTAGTTTTTGTTAATGCATAATAATCTAACTGCACTTTGGCACTAGCAATCATCTTACCTGCAATATTAGCTAATGAATCAGCTTCGTTTGGTTTAATATCTTTATGCCGTAAATCATAAAATATTTCAGATAATTGGTCTCTTACGTCACTTATGGTTTTCATACTACCTCTCCTTTATTTAAGTTTTTAATTTCTCTTTTTATTAATATTTGCAAACGCTTTGCTTCTATTAATTCTTTTGGGATATCTTTCATTAATAATTTCCCTTCACCTTTTAACAACTTAACTACATAATCGTCTGTTAAATTTTCTACTTTAGTTTTATGTCGTTCCCTTTCATTTTGTAGCCAAGCGTTGTAATTTTTCATTTTCCATTCTTTTACTCTTTTTATATATCTCTCTTTATTTTCTTTTTGCCATTCAATTACTTTTTTAATAAGTTTAGTTTTATTTTTTGCATAATACTCTTTCTTATAATTAGGGTGTGCTTCATGGTATCTTTTACTTCTTTCCCTAGATTTTTCAGGATTATTTTTTCTCCATTCTTTTTCGGCTAATCGTAGTTTCTCTCTGTTTTTTTCTTTATATCTACGCTTACAAAGATTTAGTTTTTCTTTATTTTTTTCTCTATACTCTTTATTTTTTTGTTTTGTGTATTCATGATTAGCATAATACTGTTTCTTCACTAATAAATTATGACATAGTTTACATTTATTTAAATGTCCGTCTTTTGTGTTTTTATGTTTTACAAATTCTTCAATGGGTTTTTCTTCCCCACAATTTTTACAAGTTTTCATAATTAAATGTTTGCTTACCCTTGATATATAACTCTAGCATATCTATATTAGTCTCGTCAATAACTAAAGATCTACCACCTGAGATACTAATATCTCTTAGATGTTTTTGTTGGAGTGCAGTAGGTTTATTACCATTAGCTTTTGTTTCTATGCCTATAAATAATCCTTGATGACAAGCTATAATGTCAGGGACACCACTAGCACCATATCCACCTGTGGCGGGCATACAGTAGTAGCAGTTTAATTTATTTAGAATCTTTTTTACTTTTTCTTTGATTTTCTTTTCGGGGGTCGCCAATAAATTCTCCTTGTAGATAATAAAAATCATTGAGATGAATTATAACAACATACATACTTTCACTTGCTCGCCAAGATGTATCTTCATCACCATTGTCAGGTTCACACATAAACATTTCATGCTTACGTAATTGGCTATCAGGTTTTACATCATTAGATAATACATTTGCTATTGTTATTTTTGAGGATATAAAAGAAGGGAGAGAGGTAAGGGTATATCGTCTAACATGGTTTCTGCCAATATAAACAATATACTCCTTACCGCTTTTCCACACAGGAACCCTTACATAATCTGTAAGTTTAAAATGTGGTAGTGGTTCTAAATCATTCAACATTAGTTATATATAAAAATCTAACTCCAAAAGATATATCAGTATTAGGGTGGGCTACCCCAATCTTAGTATCGTGGTCATAATGAGATTGTTCTGACCTATATGTATTATCTTTAACTATCATGGCTCCATCTAAAACTTTTCTATCATTTTTTTCTGTATCATCTAACATAACTTTACGCATTGTAAGTGGGGCTGATATGGTCTCATAATAAGGTGTTTCAGATATGTGTTTGTATGCTTTCATATCAGATATTATTTCAAACCCCTCATCACTAGAAATTTTAGCTTTAAAACATACGCAACCTGTATCGCCGTGGATTTCATTCCAAGCTAATACAACAAACGGATTCATCAAGTCTTGTTTTGCTTTATCCATACCTAATCTTATATTCTCTTGCAATTTATCCATTCGGTCAAGGGTTTCTTTTTGTCGCATAATCATATTTTCACTGATAGATTTATCAGTTAGTGCTAATTCGAGTAACCTATGAAAGTCCTCACCGCGTATATTAATACTACCATATTCACTTTCTAATTCATGCCCTTTAGATACAGCCTCAATTAATGACCCTGATAATGTACTTGAACGTAATATATCGTTATCATCACATGGTGTTCCCTCTTTAGCTATCTTACGCATAAGTTCACTTAATTTAACAGACCTCATACTAAACCTATCACCCCTTGATTTTAAGGCTCGGTTCGTTGAATAAAAATACACTATTTTATCTGTACCATTGACATCTTGTACAAGCGCCCAAACAACCGCATTTACCAAACCATTATAAGTTAAAGCATAGGCCTTACCCTGTGGTGTTTTACCTGTATCATTAACTTTTAAAGTAAAATTACCAGTCCAAAAGCTATATACATTCATCTCACCTAAAACTTTTAGTTTAAATTTATGGCATACTTCTTCTACTAATGTTTGTGCGTATCCATAATGAAACTTACCTACATCACTATCAAAATATTCTAATTGCATGACCTCTCTCCTTATAGTTAAATTTTTCTCATTACGATTTTTAGTCGTGGGTTTTGTGGAACATACTTATCCTCACATGGAATTACTTTTGTTTTGTATGCATTATTCAAATCCCATAGCTTATGATTTAATTTCTTGATAAACTCATCATAAACCATGTTTAAATCATAACCACCAAACTGCCCGTAATCTAGTCCACCGTATAACATCAAGTCACGTATGTTGCTATGATTAACAAGGATACCTAAGTCCATGAAACGCTTGTCTTTAAACAGTTCTGTTTCATTTACTTTATCTTGTAATTCTTTACAGTCTTCCCATAGTTTTTCACCTAGTTCTTTCTTGTTTGAAAAAGCTGATAAGAATACTTTAAATGAATTACAATCTTGTTCATACTTTTTAGTCAACACACTTGTTTTTTTCTTATCAAAAGTTCGTTGAAAAATATCATACGTGGTGTATGGTTCATTAGTTTCTTGATAGAAAATCATATTCTTTCTAATAGGCACTATGTCGTAACTAAAAGAAGATTTGTCTGTGCGACTTTGCCACTTTCCGTCCCCACCCGCATTGACATTAGCATAACAATATCCACCACGTTTTTCATCATTGAAGAATGTTTCACCTGACCTCCAATATCCTTGTCTAAAATCACCATGTGTTTTGTTACAGTCTTTAAGTATCATTGTTTCGCCTTGACTGTAATAGTCTTTAGTGAATTGAACCACATTCCCCTCATACAAATTAAACAAGTGTGAGCCATGAAAATAACAGGCAAACACAGGTGTTTTGCCGTCGTGTGCTGTATAAACATTAAAGTATTTCCAACTATGACCTCGTTGCCACCAAGGATAGTCTTGTGGTCGACCTCGATAAGGTTTCTCGTTTTTATATACTTGTAGTAGTCTGTCGTATTTTACTCTCTCTAACATTATTTCATTTCCTCCCCAAAGGTTGTGTCAATACATGCTTGACCTGTTTTTAAATAGATATTACTGCCATACTCAGTGGCTTGAAAAGCTATACCTTTCTGACATACATAATCAGGTAGTAGTGGGTTAATCAGTGGTTCTAATTCTTGCCACAAATATGTCACTCCCCACCCAATTAATATGCCCATAACTACACCTAAGAACATATCACCGTAACTTACTCCGTCTTGCACTCTCATTTCATTTCCTCCTTTTTATTTCTCAAATAGATTTCGTCATATAATTCACCGCCAATGCCTGAGTATGGTTGAAACATATCCCACCCTTCACCTTCATAATCAACTTCTACGTCATCAGACTCTTCACCAACTCTAACGTATGCGGTGTCAAATATTACTTCTTTGTGTTGCTCGTTATAATCTTTAGCGATATCAATAACTCCCATGAACGCTTGAACGTCAGGGTGAGTGTTATACCACTTTAGTTCATACTGAGTGAAACCCATCATTCTTTTATCGTTAAAGATAGTAAAACATAAGTCTTTGTTGTCAAAAGCTAGAGGGTGTCTTGCCTTACACTCTGCTACAAACGTATTCCAAAGGTTCTTCTTATCAAGGTAATCCTGACCTGACGTGGTGTCAGGTTGCATTCTTATACCTATTGCTACTTCGCTACGATAGCCCATTAGTGTTTCTCCTCAGTTACTTCGTGAACGATACCGATTATTCCAAACTCGTCTAATGCCTCAACGACTTGGTCAAGACAATCGGTGCTTGTGTCAATACAATCCTCAACTATAATTAAAAATTTTCTATCCATCTTTTAATACCTCCGCTTTGATTTCAACATCCCAAGGTTGCCACACATTGTCCTCTCTTGCTTTAGTTATAGCCTCATCTTCATCTTCTGCTCTAACTATTATTGGTTTGTAAAACTGCGTTACTAATATTTGATACGTTTTCATTTTTGTTTCTCCCACTCAAAAATTTCTTCCATACCTCTAACTTGGTCAGCTAATGCTTCTAACTGTGGTGCAATTATGTCATCATAGTCAGGATTATCAGCTAACCTCTCACTTAATTCATATATTATTTTTAATGTTTTGGTTTTAGTCAGTTTCATACATCTATCTCCTCAAATCCTATTGCGTCAGCGACTTCATCTAATGCGTCACTTAAGTCAATGTGTTCAATCATATAATCCAAAGCCCAATCTATCATAACCTCATCACCTTTTTTCATGCGTTGTCGCATTAAGTCAGCAAAGTGCTTTAATATCTCGTCATTGGTGAACCTTGACCGCAGTTCGTTAACAAAGTAATTATGTCTTTCTTCTTCTCTACTTGGCATACTCATTATCTCATCTCCTACCCTAGAATTTTCTAGGCTTTAAGTTCTTGTTTTATAACCTTACCTGTTGGTATTTTTGGAGTAGTATTTTCCGTTACCAACCATAAAGTTTCCGTTGATATATTCCACTCAGGCATATCCCAAAAGTATCCGTCAGTAAATACAACCACAGCTTGTGCTGTAATATTTTCACTAGCGATATATTTCGAAATGCAGGAGGGGTCAGTTCCACCTCCACCTTGCGGTTTGAGTAGATGATTTATTTGCTGATAGTTTCCACTATCGAACACTTGTTCACCATGTACTTCTGTATCCCACCAAAGCACACGGACTTTTTCAGGGGAACACAACTCACAGACTGAAACCAGTTCTGAGGCAAACTCAGTAAGTTCCCTATCACCTATCGAGCCTGATGTATCTATGGCTACCACAATCTCACCAACTTGTTCATCTTCCATGCTTGGCATATAAATATCATTAGCGACAAGACGCTTGTTGTATCTCCGCCATGTATACTCATCAGTTCCACGCATAGCTGATGTAAGAAAGTCTTTCAAGACAGTTCGCCAATCAACCTTAGGTTCGAGTAAGTCTAAGATAGTCTTAGGTGTCTTACCTCCCATGCGACTAGCAAGTATGCCACCCTCACGTAAGGCTTGGTCTATCTTGGTAGATAAGGCTTGTTGTTCCTCTGCCGACATACTCGCAGTACCACCCTCACCGAAACCATGTTCGTCCATAGGTTCTAGTCCATCAGTCGATTGGGGATTCTCATCTTGTTGTTGCTTTAAGTCATTGTAGACCTCACGCACCGACCAATTATGATACTTCTCATCATATAGTCCACCCTTGGGTAAAACACAATGAGCCTTGTCTTCAAGATTTACAATGATGTCATTTACAACATAATCTGCTGACGCATTTGTTAGCCTCGCGTCCTGTTTGAATTCTTTATCAAACCTCTGAATATGTTTCAATGCAACATGTAAGTTCTCATGTAGTATCAATGCACGCAGTTCACTATCGTTCAAGTTCTCAATAAACTTACGTCCATACTTCTTATTAACTCCGTCAGTATATGCAGTAATATCATCATCAACGACGAGACTGTCGCCCATCATAATAATGCCTGAATACAACGCAGTCTCACTATGCCTCATCAAAGACACATGTGCCTTTTTAAGTCTTGTTTCCTGTGTGATACTCATAGTTCATTCTCCTAGAATAGTTCTATGTTTTGCTTAGTCCAATCTGCAATTTCTTGGTTGTTTCTAGCGATTGGTCTAGTCTTATCGTTCTTAACAATTACAGTAAAGAACACCGCTTGCATTTCGTGGTTCGGTAGTCGTTTCACATACTTCATGAATTGAGATAAGTCTTCCTGTGTTTGTATCTTATCTGTTGACTGAAACATAAGCATAAGCTGACCTGATATTTCTGTTGGTATTGGTGCTTGGTCAGGGTTCTTGAGTATTTCATTAAAGCTAGGTAGTTCTCGTTCCAACGATAAGAACGCACTCATGTCTGCACTCGCACTAGCACCGATAGTACCTGATAGGGCTACCATTGTTGCATTATCGCCTATGACATCTCTATTCGATACAATCACAGAAGACTTGGCTAGTGAACGTGGTGATACAAAAGACAGTTGTGTTTTCTTGGGGTCAAATATGTATGGATTATCTTTTTCCCCATCATTAAGATAACTGTGTAGACATCGTGGAAACATATGAACCCATGCTCTAATCAAAGCATTAACTCCATTGTTGCCTGCCCACTCGAGCCATTCATCAGGTGTAGGTTTAGCCATTTGCATGATACAGACACGATTGCCCGCATGTGCAAGCATACTGTCGCCTACTCCGTCTGATTGGTTGTTTGAAGTGCCGAAGACTATACTGCCTTTGGGTAGTGGTGTATCACCTACACATCTCTCTAGCATTAGTCTAGTGAATATAACCTGAAGTAGTTTCGGTGCTTTCATAAACTCATCAAGCAATATCACTTTCGGTTTAGGTGAATCTAGTTTGAACAATGAACCCACATAAGTTTCTAGTGTGCGAGTATCATGGTTAGGAATAGTCATAGCTATGTCTTGCATATCTTTGACAGGGCAGTCGACGTAGATGTAGTCGTACTTATCACCTAAGTCTTTCTCCAACATACTGAGTAGAGATGTCTTCCCACACCCAGGCTCAGACTGTATGATTGGTGTAAGATTCTCACCAATGACAGGTATTACTTTTCGTAGTTCTTTAATTGTTACTGTGTGCATATCGTTCTCCTTGATATAAAGTCCTAGAATTTTCTAGGGTTAGAATTGGAATTTATTAAGAATATCGTCAACCTCATTCTTAACTCGTTCCCTTGTGTAATCGCTTTCGCGTAATGCGTCAATCGATACACCTGTCAGTGCATTATCTAATAGGCGACACGCGTCTCTTAGTTTCGCACTATCCTCGTTATTTAAGACGTCGAATTGCGAGATTGACCGACACAACGATTTGGCTTTCTCGATGGTTGTATCATATATCTTTCGTTTCTTTGATTTAACTTCGCCGTCTTTGGTAGTAATCTCTTGTGTTCCGCAACAATGTGAGATACTTTCCATGACATCTGTGATTCTTTCAATTTGTTGATGAAGAACATTTTTAACTATCTCCTTGGTTTGTTTCTCATATGATTGTTTTAAGTCATGGGCTAAGTCATTAGCCACCTGACACCTAAAGTCTTGCGTTGGTACTTCGGATACGTACAGCTTACACCCAAACTTTGCACGTACTTCTTCCACACTTGGGTAGTCCTCAACGTTATACATATCACCTTGTGCAAATGCCATGTTTGATTTAATAGAATCATAGTTCATACAAAAGTCATCAAGCAGTCTATTAAACTCTTGCTCGTGGTCATTGTATTCCGCCTTGAAATCAGGCATGTCAACACTTGGTAATAAGTCCTGAGAATTGTTCCACCGATACGTTCTACGTTTCAGCCAATTATATATAGTCTGACGATAATTGACTAAGTCCTTGTGATAGACATTGTTCGCTAGAAGATTCTTAACGAACCTACCCGCATTGGGGTCTGCCTTTTTAGATGATGTTACCTCTGATGAGATAACCCTGTCTTGCTTGGTTGCTGACCAAACATTTACGTCTACCGATACCAACACACCTGATGTTGCTAGGCTGATGATGTGGTTCGGCTGTTGCAAATTAGTTTCAAAATGCATGTCAATCTCCTTATATAGTTAATGCCAAACCCTAGAAAATTCTAGGGTCTGGACTTGGTTTGTTGCATGGCTCAGAATAATCTCTGACCATAATAATATTATAGCAAACTTTACTAATTACACATATAGTTCGCCACAGCTTTTTAAGTTCGGTTTGAATACTATCCTCCTTTCACCGATTGTTGTTAATCATTTCGAGATACGCGTCATATTCCGTCTTGTTTAAAAACTCAGAATACTTCAACGCACTCTCCTCTTGGCTCTCCCATACCTCGCCTTTTGTTTTGCTACGATTGTGCAGTTTACGATTCTCTCTAACAATTTGTAAATCTTCTTTACTTAGGCTCATTTGATGATACCCCCTTTATTTAAAATCACATCTACAATTAAATTAATCAATGGGTCTGATAATAATAAATCATGCTTTTCACATAACTTTTCTAATACTTCTATATCTAAATCAAAATCGTTCATTTAATCAATCCCCCTTTATTGTTTAAACCTTGTAAGTCTACGAGATTAGTGATAACCATATAGTTGCTTTTATGCATAGGTGCGATTGTGTGCTTAACTAGGTTAGCTTTCTCATCACCGCATGACATACAAGTATCATAACCGATAGCTTTGCGTTCATCTGCATAACTATCACTACAACGAAAACAAGTAGCCATTACGCTACCCTCTCTAACATTGCATATAACATAGTGCAACATGCAAAACCTATACCAAAGCCAAATGCAAAAGATAATATGATTTTACCTCGTGTCTCACGTTCATATTGAATCTTCCACAACCAACGTTGCTTTGCTCGTTTGGTGCTTATGTCTTCCATATCTACAAACATGTCGTTCTCCTTATTTGTATAGTTATTGTAATACCCTAGAAAATTCTAGGGTTTCAAGTCAGGGAATTGCAATATTTAAAATACCCTTTGACCATAATACTATTATAGCAAACTTTACTAATTCAATCTATATGTGAGTATGACTTATTTTGTTCAGGTTTTCGTAGTTGAGGCTTTATGTTTTTTAGTTGGGGTTCTATGGTTTCGTAGTTGGGGGGTTTGTCTGTGTCGCGGGGGCTTAATAATTGTATCGTCTGTTATTTTCTTAAATGATGTATTTGCGTGATGCTGGGGTTGCTGATGTTAAAGAGGGGGTAACGAGCCTAGTATGAGGAGGTCTGAGACGTTGTAAGTGCTTGATTTATAAGGTTGTTCCAGTTGTTCCAACGAAATTAGGCTTTGTAACTTTACTATTGGAACTGGAACACGAGGTTTGGAACGCTGTAAGTTACTGTTTTTATTATATATTTATATTTATTATTTAGTTATTATTATGTATGTTCCAGTTGTTCCAGTAGTTTTTATATGATTTTTTGTGGGATATTGTTTATTACGTTGCGAAATCAAACCTCTTGATTACTAAATTTTCTATAACCAACATCGTATGCTCAAAATACTTGGAACATTGGAACAAATCGTGTTTTATTCTTTTAAATCAAAGCCTTGCGTGTTCCAGTCGACTGGAACAAGGTTGAAACATCGTTGGAACAAGTTTTTAACGAAACCACAGCCACGCAGCCATTCACACAAACATCGCTAAATTATATCTTACACGATACCCTAGAATATTCTAGGGTTAAAACTCGTCCTCAACGAATCGCTCGGCGCTAGGCGTCCGCGACGACACATAACTGGTTTCAGGTTGCTGTGCGGTTTGAACTCGGGGTCTACGCTAGGCATGATTAGATTATGTTTTAGACGATACCCTAGAAAAATCTAGGATTGTGCTCGCGTGTTCTCGACGACGAGAACTGGTTTCAAAAAATTTGGACGAAAAAAAACCTCGCAGAGCGTAAACCCTGCGAGGTATGGGGAGTTAAGAATTCAAAGCTTTGTCAAGCTCGTTGATAAGAGACTCAACACGCTCAGCCTTCTTACCTGTAAGCTTGTCACCGTTCTTAACACCGTTACGGTAAAGCTTGATAAAGCCTGCTAAAGCTTTATTCAGTCTGGCATTGAATGGTAAGACCTCAACACTCGAACCAGACTCGGTCATCATTTCAGCATAAACTGCCTTAACAACCTTTTTGGTGTCAGATTTAGCAGTGTCATGCTTAGTCTGCCATTTGAGACGCCAAGGGCTAAGCCACTCTTTTTTAGATGCGTTATCTTTCGGTGCATCCTTACTTCTGGATGATAGACCTCGATACTCAGAACTATCCATTTCCCAAGCCATGCGAGTGGTCATATAGTTCTCGGCTTTGGATTCATCACATTGAACCCACGTTGTACCAGCTTCAAGCTTAACAGGTACACGCTCACCAAACTTAGACTCAAGCCACTCACTAATAGCGTTACGCATCTCAGACGCGAATCCATCTGAAAAGTTAGAGTAAGCACTGTCAATGACTGCGTTACTGTCTTTAGTAAGCTTAGATTTTTTAAGCTTAACTATAAGCGTTGGGTCCGCGAACTTGAGTACCTCAGGCAATAAAGCCTTGGCACCATCAAGCATTGACTGCTTGCCTGATAATATTGATGTTACTGAGTTAAATACTGCATTGTTTTTAATAGTCATGATATGACTCCTATATAGTTAATGAAAATGTGATTAATAAAACTTTACTAACCACACTTATAGTTATACCTATATGGCTATGCTATGTCAAATAACCCTAGAATTTTCTAGGGTATGAGTTCAGACTTTGAGACCATGCGTTCGCGGAGGCTCGCGACGACATAACTGGTATCAAGCTATACCCACCGTACCCCAACCCCCCAATATACACAGATGGGACCCAATGCTCCCGTATACACAATGATTTGCACAAATACTCAGCCAAAATTACAAACCCACCCCCTTACTTTACAAAAAGGCAATCAAAAAAATATTTTGCAAAAAATTTTAAAAACCGAGTATAATAAAATTGCTCGGTCATACGGGCTCCTTTATATATGTTAATGACTAGATTAGCCCCGTTCCTCGCGGGGCTTTTCTTTTGTACACAATGCGAATGATTCTCACTACCACATAGAAGAATAAAACCCGATACAATTTGGGCATGGAAACACTACTTATCACTTTTTATGTTCTTTTTGCTACCTCATTGCTAGGCATTTTTTGCATACACCTTGTTTCTTAATTTTTTATAGGGTACAATCGCCCTAAATATAGCTGCAAATTAATTATCACAGGGTGTAAACAGCGACACATGTCACAAAATACAGAACCATACGTACCTCCGGTCGAAGAAAACATCGCATTGCCTCGCGGTTACAAAGATGCATTGCCTGAATTAAGCGTGGAAGAAGAGATTCAAGTTCGTGCGCATACTATAAAAATGCTATCTGATTTACAAGGTGATGTTATTGAACCAAATAGTGAACAAATCGACACTGCTACGCAAGTAGCAAAGCAAATTATGGAAAATAGAGAGGCTAAAATCGACTATGGTACATACCCGAACGAAACAATAGCTTATTTAGCAGGGTTAGTTAATCAAACTAGCCATATGGTCGCTAAAGATTTAGCTGATATTAAGTTATCTGTGGTAAATGGGTTGTTACAAGAGGCAGCTACAGCTAAAAATGCACGAGAACGCATATCTGCGTGGTCAAAAATAGGGGAAATTGATGGTGTTGATGCATTTAAGAAGAAAACAGAGGTCACACACATTACAAAAAGTGGTAAAGAGCTAGAAGAAGAGCTAAAACGCACCATTGAAGAGCTAAAAGGCAAGGTCATTGAGGGAGAACACGAGATTCTCGAAGAGGAAGACGATGATTAGCGCTAAAGATCTGAGCCTACTCGAGCAGGCGTTACCGACGATGTCTGAAAGTGAGCGTCGGCGCAACTTAGACCTATTAACTAAGTACAAAGCAGAGCTTGTTAAGGAAGCAG